GCCACCGGACTACCTGTACGGGTTTCCGCCCCTCTCGTCACGGAGGGCCTGATGGCCGCTGAGGCGTGGCGTAGCCGGATCCTGGGCCACGGGGAGGAGGCGCCCGACCAGCTCCTGGCCAACCCTCGCAACTGGAGGATCCATCCGAAGGCTCAGCAGGAGGCCCTCGCCGGCGTCCTGAGCGAAGTGGGGTGGGTTCAGGACGTGATCGTGAACCAGCGGACCGGGCATGTGGTGGACGGCCACGCCCGGGTAGAGCTGGCGATCAGCCGGGGCGAGGCGAAGGTGCCGGTAGTCTACGTCGACCTGGACGAGAACGAGGAGGGGATCGTCCTGGCGGCGCTGGATCCCCTCGCGGGTATGGCGGTGCAGGATCCGGAGAAGTGGCAGACGCTGCTGGCGGAGATCACGGTGTCGGACGAGGCTTTGCGGGCCATGCTGGCGCCGGGGCCGACGGCGGGGAACACCGACCCGGACGCCGTGCCGTCTGTACCGGCGGATCCGGTGGCGCAGCCGGGGGACCTGTGGCTGCTGGGTGAGCACCGGTTGCTGTGCGGGGACTCGACGAAGGCCGAGGATGTGGCGCGGCTGATGGGTGGGGTGGCACCGTTGCTGACCGTCACTGATCCGCCGTGGGGCGTCGAGTACGACGGTGGCGCGAGCAACGAGAAGAAGCGCGAGCGGTTGGCGGGTGACGAGTCCGCCGCGCTCTACGACGCGGCGATGCGCCACTCTCCATCTCAAGTCGCCTATCTGTGGCACGCTGGCACTAAGGCGGGCGCGGTATACGTGGCGCTGGCTGAACTTGGATGGACGGTGCGAGCGCAGATAATCTGGAACAAACTCAACGCGCACTATGCTGCGGCGTCTGCTGATTACAAGCAGCGCCATGAGCCATGCTTGTATGCCGTCCGTGCTCCGTCGCAGTACGTCGGCCCGACTAACGAGCCAACTGTGTGGGACATTCCGCAGCCATCCAAGAACGAACTCCACCCGACGCAGAAGCCCGTCGAGTGCATGGAGCGGGCGATCCGCAACCACGCGGCGCCGGAAGTCTATGACCCCTTCCTCGGCTCCGGCACCACCCTGATCGCCTGCGAGCGTCTCGGTCGCCGCTGTTACGCTATGGAGATCGAGCCGAAGTACGTCGACGTGGCGGTGCGAAGGTGGGAGGAGTACACCGGCCGGAAAGCCACGCGCGAGAAGGTGAAGCGGAAGGCGGCCAGTCGTGGGTGAACGCGGGCCGGTGCCGATCCCTCATGCCCGCCGGCGCAACAAGCGCCTGAACGCCGGCAAGCGGATCGCCGTCGCGCGTCCGGCCATGCCCCGAAAGCTCCAGGGCGAGGCGCGGACCGAGTGGAATCGCGTTGTCCCGGAAATCGAGGGAATGGGGCTGCTGGCGACGGTGGACCGCGGCGTGCTGATCCGGTACTGCCGCGCCTGGGCGGACTGGTGCCAGCTCGACGAGAACCTCCAGGCAACGGGGCTACTCGTGCAGGGGCGTCACAGCGGCTTGGTCCGTAACCCGCTGTGGCTCATGCGGAGCGACATCGAGGCGACGCTTAGCGATCTCGGCAAGCAGCTCGGCCTCACGCCGGCGGCGCGGTTGCGTGCGGGAGTGACGCACGAACAGCCCGAACCCGAGGACGAAGTGGCGCCGAAGGCCATCGAGGACTACCGGCGGAGGCTCAGCGTATGACGACGGCGGTCGCCGCTGGCATCCACATCGGGCCGGACGGGATCCCGCCCCCGGAGCGCACCCTCGGCTGGCAGATTCTTGGTTGGACGCAGAAGTACCTCCTCCAGCCGGACGGTCCGAAGGCCCGTGAGGCGTGGGTCTACACCGACGAACAGGCGCGGTTCCTGCTCAACTGGTACGCCGTCGACGCCGAAGGGCGGTTTGTCTACCGCTATGGGATGCTCCGGCGCATGAAGGGTTGGGGCAAGGACCCGTTCGCCGCATCCTTGTGCTGCGTTGAGTTCGTCGGACCTTGCCGGTTCGGCCGCTGGGAGAACGGCCAGCCCGTAGCTATCCCTCACCCGGCGGCTTGGGTTGAGACGGCGGCCGTGTCGCGCGAACAGACGCGCAACCTGATGACGATCTTCCCCGGCATGATCTCCCAGAAGGCCATCGACCAGTTTGGGATCGACATCGGCAAGGAGATCATCCACGCCGACCGGGGCCGCCGACGGATTCAGGCCGTCACCAGCTCGCCACGCTCGCTCGAAGGCCCGCGCGTGACGTTTTTCGTGAAGGATGAAACGCAGCACTGGTTGGCACCCAACGAAGGCCACGAGATGGCGAAGGTGATCGCGCGCAACGCCGCGAAGTCCCGCGACGGATCGACGCGCGTGCTGGCGATCTCCAACGCCCACGCGCCGGGTGAGGACTCCGACGCCGAACATGACTACGAGGCGTGGCAGAAGATCGCGCAGGGACTCTCCACCGCGACCGGCATCCTGTATGACTCGCTTGAGGCACCGGCTACGGATCTCCTCGACGACGTCCAAGTGAAGGCCGGCGTGCTGGCCGCGCGGGGGGATTCGGAGTGGATCGACCCCGACCGCCTGCTGGCCGAGATCCGCGACCCCCGCACGACGCTGGCAATGGCGCGGCGGTTCTACCTGAACCAGATCGTCGCCGAGGAGGACAAGCCATTCGACCGCAAGCGGTGGGATAGCCTCGTCCGTCTGGGCTACGTCGTCCCGAAGGAGGCGCTGATCACGCTCGGCTTCGACGGCTCCCTGAACCGCGACCACACGGCGCTGATCGGCACGGAGATCCGCACCGGCTACCAGTGGGTGGTGGGGTATTGGGAGCCCGTCAACCGTGGCGGGGAGACGTCGATCCCGTTCCGCGAGGTGGACCAGACTGTTGATTACGTCTTCGAGACGTGGGACGTGTGGCGCATGTATGCCGACCCGTACAAGTGGGGGACGTACCTGGCGAAGTGGGCCGGGGAACACCCGGATAAGGTGGTGTCGTGGTCCACGACGCTGTACCGGAAGATGGCGCAGTCCCTCGCGCAGTACCGCACGGCGCAGATGAGCGGCGACCTCTCGCACGACGGCGACCGGCGGTTCGCGGGAGCGATCGGCAACGCGCACAAGCACATGCAGAACTTTCGTGACGACGAGGGCGAATTGATGTGGGTGATCCAGAAGGAGCGCCCGGACTCGCCGCTGAAGATTGACGCCGCGGTGGCCGGGTGCCTCTCGTGGCAGGCCCGGAACGACGCCATTGCGGACGGCGTGCTGGAAGTCCAGGAGGTGGGCGTGATGTTCGTATCGTCGAGAGGGGGAGCATGAGCGTCGAAGAAGCCCGTAGCGAAGTCCGCAGAGTCCAGTTGGCGACGGGCGGTAGCTGGGGCGGAGACCGTGTAGAACTAGCTCTCGACCGCCTCATCCTCGAAGTCCGGGCGGCCATGCATTGTTACCGTGCGTCAATACCGGAAGACGGAGGAGACATAGCGCGCTGTTCGGGTTGGCTGAACTCGATGTGCGGTCCTAGCCCGCCGGATCCATCTGATTGGCTGTGCCCGTCTCACGCTGCCCGTGCAGAACTGGCGACGAAGAAAGCGTCGCCCGCATGAGGTTCCTCGACGCCGAAGACCGCGCCGTCCTCGGCCAGCTTGCTGAGGTGGCCCTGCGGTGGGTGGTGCATTGGGGGAGCCGCCTCGTGGTGATCCTTCTGGCGATGATCATCGTTGCCGTGGTGGCGGGTTTGGCTGTACGCTTGTTCACGTTGATGGGAGGCTTGTAAGGTTGGGCCTCGTAGCCCGTGCCCTGCGTCCGGTGCAGAACTCCGCACCGCCGATGCCGCTTTCACCGACCGGCGGCATGTTCGCCGCCCCCCAGGGAAGTTACCTCCAGTTCGCACGGGCCTACGCCACAAACGAGATCGTCGCTTCCGCGATCGACCTCCGCGCCATGTCCGCGTCCGAGCCGCACATCATCGGCCGGCGCATGAGGCGCGCGTCGCCCCGGATCGCCAACCAGAACGACGAGAAGCCCGAAGTTCTCTCCAGCCGCGAAGTCGAGGAGATGCGCGCGTTCGTCCGCGATTACACGAATGTCCTCGCGTCGAAGGGAATGTCGCGCGCGCATATCCGATCGACGCTGGTACGGAACGGCTTCATCGAGGAGCTACCGCAGCACCCGCTGGTAAAGCTGCTGAACAACCCGAACCCGTTCATGAGCCGCGGCCAGTTGTGGGCGGCGGTGACGATGGACCGCGACATCGCGGGGAACGCCTACGTCCTCATGGGCGAAGGGCCTCTCGGTAACGTCGCCGAACTCTGGCGGCTGCGGCCGGATCGGGTGAAAGTGATACCCGGCGGCGGCTATGTCGCGGGGTACGAGTACAACGCCGGCACGGAACGGGTGGTGTTCCCCGAGAAGTCGGTGATGCACTTCAAGACCCTGAACCCGCTGAACGATTACTACGGGATGCCGCCGCTAATGCAGCTACTCGCGCGCGTCGACGTGGACACCTACATGCGGTCCTACGTCAAGACGTTCTACGAACGCGGCGGGGCACCGGGCTCGATCCTCGCGCTCAAGCAGAAGGCGTCGCCGGAACAGAAGGACGAGATCCGCACCCGGTTCAGGAACCAGTTCGGCGGCCAGGCCGGGTGGCACGAGATGATGATCCTCGACAACGCGGAGGCCAGCTACACCCAGCTCGGGCTCACGCGCGGACTGCGCGACGCGCTGCCAAAGGAACTGGACGCGGTGAGCGAGGCGCGGATCGCCATGCGCTTCGGCATCCCCGGATCGATCCTCGGGCTGCTCATCGGTTACGAGTCCTCGAGCTACGCGAACAAGCGCCAGGACTGGCAGGTATTGTGGGACATCACCATGACGCCGCTGCTCTCGGACTTCGACGACGTGCTGAACCTCGCGATTACTCCCCGGTTCGGGGGCATCGACGAGGTGCTGTTCGACCTCTCGGACATCAAGGCGCTACAGGAGGACGTAGACAAGATCCACGACCGGCACCGGAAGAATCTCTCGGTGGGCGCGGAGTCGTGGGAGGAAGCCCGAGACGGCATGGGGCTCGACCCCGAGGTCGCCGAAGGCACGTTCCTGATCCCGTCGAACATGGTGCCGGTCCGCGCGCGGCGCGGGGTGATCGAGATGCCCGAACCGAAGCAGATCCCGGCGCCGCAGGACGAACCCACGAACATGATCGAGGTGGTGCATCACTCGTGCGGCAAGAAGATCGCCACGGACGTCGAGGGGAACCCTGAGTTGTTCTGCTGGAAGTGCAGCGTGGCCTTCCGGCCGTTGGAGGTGGTGGCGTGACTCAACCGAATCCGGGCAAGCTGATGTTCAAGGTGTTTCGGGGCGAACCCGAGGCCGTCGTGGATGAGGTCAACGCCTTCCTCGACGAGCACGACCTCCAGAAGTTCCCCGTGACGAACGCACAGACGCAATGGAACTCCGAGGCGACGAAGCTGGCCGTACTGCTCACGATTGTGGCGGCACCAGGCAGCGGCCGGCCGCCAGCGATCGTGCCCGCGCGGATCGTCCCGCGAACCAACGGCGAAGCGCCCACTTGACAACTTCTACGCCGTCGCCGTAGTATCGCCATAACCGAATACATGCGCTCCGCGCCCCTCGCGAGCCAGTAGCGCCCATTCCAGCGGGCCGAAAGCGCCCCGGAAGGGGCGTTTTTCTTTGTCCAAAACCAGCATCCAGAATCGAATCGTGCAAGGACGCATGGCGTGGCGCATCCAGAATGCCAACGCCAAAGAGGTTGACGTCGACCTGTTCGACATCATCGGCGACCCCTGGGACGGCACCACCGCGCAGGACTTCGTAAAGGAACTGCGCGGCCTCAAGAACGTCGACCGGATCAATCTCCACATCAACTCTCCCGGCGGCTACGTCAACGACGCGCTGGCGATGTACGCCGCTATCCAGCAGCACCCCGCCTTCGTGAGTTCGATGGTGGAGTCTGAAGCCGCAAGCGCGGCCTCCTTTGTGGCGATGGCCGGGAACGAAGTCCTGATCGCCAAGAACGCCAAGATCATGATCCACGACGCGCACGGATTCGTGATCGGCAACGCGAAGGACATGCGCGCCCTCGCCGACATGCTCGACGAGGAGTCCAACAACATCGCCTCGATCTACGCCGAGAAGGCCGGCGGCACGACTGAGGACTGGCGTTCGGCCATGCAGGCGAACGAGGGCATGGGGTCCACGTACCGCGGCCAGGACGCCGTTGACTCCGGCCTCGCGGACGGCCTGCTCAGCATCAAGAACGAGGATCTGGCGCGGATCGCCGCGCTGTCGCGTCCGCAAGAGGACGACACCCCCGATCTCCCCAAGCTCGACCTGTCCTCAATCAAGCGTGAACCTCCGGCGCCGTCGCTGGAGAGCCTGCTCAAGAAGTACCCGCCCAAGTTGGAGCCGGTAGGAGGGAAGCAATGACGACGAAGCTCGCGATTCCGCAGACCGCGGAGGAAATGCAGGCGATGATGGACGACCCGAAGGTGGCCGCCCAGATCATCGCGGCCGGCCAGTGGACGGAGTTCAACCGTGCCTATGCGAAGGCGACGGACGAACGCGGTGATATGTCCGACATCGTGCGGCAGTCCGTCGAGGCCGCGATGGCCGGCTCGAACGCCATCACTGACCAGGTGAGGACCGCGGCGCAGGAAGTGGTGGCGGGGCTCCTGAAGGAACACGGCGTCAGTCGCCCCACCCTCGGCCCCGAAGGCGCGGGGAATGGCGCGAAGCAAAACGCCTTGCACAACCCGCTGGCCGCAGGTGCGGCGCTCGACAGCATCGGGTTCGCCAACCTCGGCGACTATGCACGGTCCGTCTTTGACAAGACGGCGCAGCCGGACCCCCGCATGCAGAAGGTCTACGAGGTGATGAACGCCTACAGCTCCACCGACCCGGCGTCGGCGGGCACTCTGATCCCGGAGCAGTTCCGCTCCGAGATCTACCAGCTTGCGCTGGAGGGCGCGATCGTCCGGCCTCGGGCCTCCGTCATCGACATGACGGGCGGCTCGATCTCCCTGCCCTACGTGGACGTCACCACGCACGCCGGCGGGACGTTCTTCGGCGGCATGTCGTTCGCCTGGACGCCGGAGTCCGGCACGATCGCCGCGTCGGAGGCGAAGTTTGGCCGCGTGAAGCTCGAAGCGAAGAAGCTGGTGGGTGGCGCGCGCGTCCCCAATGAACTCTGGAACGATGCCCCGGCGCTGAACTCGTGGCTCATGCGCTCTGCACCGCAGGGCATCAACTTCACCGAGGATGTGGCGTTCCTCACGGGTGTCGGTGGAAGCGACCCGCTGGGCGTCAACAACAGCCCGGCGACCATCACGGTCACGAAGGAAGGCGGCCAGGTGGCCTCGACCATCGTGGTCGAGAACATCCTGAAGATGTACTCGCGGGTGCTCCCGCAGGCTCTCGGCAACACCGTTTGGCTGGCCAACCCGACCTGCTTCCCCGAGCTGATGACGCTTTCGATCGCCGTCGGCACGGGTGGCGCGCCGGTGGCGCTGGTGAACATCCACACCTCGCCGACCATGACCATGCTCGGGCGGCCGCTGATCCTCACGGAGAAGGTGCCTGCGCTCGGCGCTGCCGGGGACGTCGGCATCTACGACTTCAGCTTCTACCTCATCGGCGACCGGCAGGCGGTGTCGATGGAGTCGAGCGAACACTCCCGGTTCATGAACGACGAGACGGAGCTGAAGCTCGTCCTGCGGGTCGACGGACGACCCTGGATCCAGAGTGCTCTCACTCCGAAGAACGGCTCGACGCTGAGCCCCTTCGTGATTTTGGGAGCGCGCACGTGACCTAAGTAATCCAGCCGGTGGGTGGCATTTACCCCCCACCCACCGGCCTAGCCCATTGCAGCATTGAAACCCTGCGGTGGGAAAGGAGAACACCATGCCGCTTCAGAATCCGCTCGGCTTCAACCTGATCCCTATCGGGGTGGCGACGGGCAAGCACATCAACATGGAGAACCTGCAAGGCGTCGTGTTCCTCTGCTTCGAGGACGGCGGTGCGCAGGCCATCACCATCAAGGAGTCCATCGATGGCGCCAGCGAACAGGCGCTGACGTGCCTGGACGAGCTCTGGGCGTCGAGTGGCGTCGGCGCGGCGTTTACTCGTGAGACGACGGACGCCAACGGCGCGCTAAGTGACAGCTCCTCGGCGGTGAAGAAGGACACCACGGCGTTCGACCAGGCGTGCTTCTACATCGCCAAGCAGGAGTTGTCGGCGGGGTTCAACTCCGTCGAAGTCACGATCGACGGCGCCGGCATCTGTGTGGCGCTGGGCGTCCCGGTGGTGGGGCGTGCGCTCCAGAACCAGGCCGACGTGGTGGTGGCGTAGATGCTGGAGGAAGTGCTGGCGCTGTTCTGCCAGCGGTACGGCCTCGATGGGCCGGACGACAGCGCCGGAGTCCGTGCGATCCAGGGCGCCATGCGCGGCGATGTATCGATCGCCGAAGTGCGCCGCGTGCTGACGCAGGACTACGAGCTCTATCCGCAATTCGAGGGGCGGGTGCTGGCAATCCTCGACGAGATCGATCAGACCGTTGCGGCGGTGGATGCGGTTATTCCTGTCGCCGAGGAAGCCGCCGCAACGGAAGTTGAACAGCCGGAAGCGCAACCGCGCAAGACTGGAAGGAAGATCACATGAGCAACCCATCCAAGGCACAGGCCGTCCGCGATACGGTACTCGGCGCCCGTGCGATAAAGACGGCGTCGGCGCTGGCCAGTGGCGCCATCTTCAACACCTCCGGGCGCGTGATGATCACGTCCCTCACGGGGCAGGTGACGGTGGCGGGTGACGGCGGAGCCACGACGATCAAGCTACAGGCGGGCACGTCGAACATCGACCTCTGCGCGGCGACGACCGTGACGGGTGATGCGATCGGCACGTTCTACTTCCTGACGGGTGAAGTCGCCGTGATTCTCAACGGCACCGGCAACGTCCCGGTTATTGACCTGGGTGCGAACGTCACGTTGCTACCGTCCGCACCGATCTTCGTCGGCCGGACGGATACAGCGGACACCATCGACCTGATCCAGACAGGTGACGACGCCACGTTGGCGATCGAGTGGATCGTGACGTATGTGCCGTTGTCCAACGGCGCATTCATCGCGGCGGCGTAGAGGGAACCGTTGACGGTCTACAACCGGCAGCTTGAAGGCGACCTCAACGACATCCTGACGATCCTCGGGACGACCACGCCCTCGCTGTGGCCGTTCTGGGAGCGCACGGGCACGCTGGTGACGGGCATCGGCATCGGCGACCTGATCCCCTCGGAGACGGCCGGTGCCGCCGAGGCGCTGGAGGACGACTTCTCGCCGTTACTCTTGCCGTGCGGGCTGTACTCGTACCACTTCCACCCCACCGGGGATCATCACCTCGCGGGGATCGACTCGGTGAACTACACGTTCGGCAACGCCACGGCGGACACGCCGTTCTCAGTGGGCTGCTGGATCCGGCCGAACGCGATCGTCTCCAACACGCTGTTGGCGAAGTACAGCGCCACCGTGCGCGAGTGGCGGTTCTGGATCGACGCCTCGGGCCTGCTTGACCTGGAACTCTTCGACGAGTCCGCCGACACCACCGAGATCGCGGTGTCGTCTGCGGCGCTTACGCGCGACCTGATGCAGTTCGTGGTGGCGACCTATGACGGCGGTGAGACCGCGCCAGTGGTGGGGCTCTACGTCAACGGCGCATCCGTGAGTGATGGCAGCACAACCGAGACGGGGGCCTACGTGGCGATGGAGGACACCGCCACGCCGCTAACGGTGGGCTGTTCCGGTGTCACGGCGACGCCGGTGAATGAGTATCACGGCCGGATGGCGATGCCGTTCATCAGCGGCAAGGCGCTCACCGCTGCAGAAGTCGCGCAACTCTACAACGCGATGATCCCAATGGTGGGCCTCGCATGAGCGACTGGGGCGGCTTCAAGAAGATCATGGACGAGGCGCGCGCCAACGCGGAGGAAGAGAAGCGCAAGCCGCCGGAGGCGTGTCCTCTCGACGGAACGCCGCTGGAGTATCACGCCGGGAAGGCGCTCTGGGTGTGCCCTATGGGGAACTACCGAGCGTCGGGCCCGGCTCCGAACTGAATAGACGACCCGATCTGACGCCTATGCGGGAGAGGGAGCGCAGTAGAGATCGCAGTTAGCGACGCCTACGCAACGGCAACTGCCTATCTGGCCGCGGTTGACCGTGTCGATACCTCGGAGAACACCGAGATCGACACGGACCTCATGGCGTGTTCCCGCTTCATTGACCTCAAGGTTTTCGGCAAGGGCTCCAACGACCACTTCACGAAGGACGCCGCCGGCACGGTCCGGCACTACTACGGACAGGGCTCGCGCAGCCTCTATGTCGACAACATCGCTGTAGCGCCTACGGGCGTCCTGGTGGACGAGAACAACGACGGCACGCCCGAAGTCGAATACACATCGGCGCAGTACCAGCTCATGCCGCTGAACGCGGCGGACGGCGCCGAGGTGCGCCCCTGGACACGGCTGTATCTTCCCACCTACTCCACCCGTTCGAGCTGGCCCGCTGACAGGCTGGTGCAGATCACGGCGGTCTTCGGGTGGGGCGCGGTGCCGGCGGCGGTCGCGAGAGCGACGATCCACCTCGCGGCGATCCTGCGGCTGGAGACGCCTCGCGCGCAAAGGGCGGTGTCGGAGACAGGCGAGATCCTGGAGGCCACCGGCAAGGCGCAGGGCATCATCAACGAGTTGTATCAGGTGTACGGACCGGCGGTGTCGTTTTGATCACCATCACCGGTCTCAAGGAACTCCTCGCCAAAGTCCAGAACGAGAACCGGCTGATCCTCCAGCCGACGACCCACATGTTGCAGAACGACCTCGGGGACCTGGCGCAGCGCGAGGCGACGTCTCGGGCGCCGTCCAGCGTGGCCCGGACCATCATGCGCGATACGAAGCCGCTGATGGTGACGGTACGCACGCCCATGCGACTGGCCTACGTGTTCGAGTACGGCCGCCGCCCTGGTGCCCCTGCGCCTCCTGTGAGGGCGCTGGAGGGCTGGGCGGCCTCTCATGGCGTGCCGCGGGAGGTGCTGTTCGTTGTCGCGCGGGCCATCGGCCGGCGGGGCCAGAAGGGGCGGTTCTTTTTCAAGCGGGCCCGTGACGCCGTAGAGCGCGCGTTGCCCGGGAAGTTGCAGCAGCTCTCGCAGCGGATTGAAGCAATCTGGGGGCGTCGTTGACCTGGGCCACCATCCGCGACGGCATGAAGACGAGGCTGGACACGATCTCCGGGCTGACGGTGCATGACGTGTTCCCCGGCGTGCTACCGGACAAAGACGTAGCGGTGATCCTCCCCGGCGAGCCGCTGCTGGAACCTTCCGGGCATGGGTCGATGTACGACGTGAACATCCGGGTGGTTGTGCGTGTAAAGCGCACCGTCAAGGACGCGCAGGCCCTTCTCGATGACTACGTCTGGCCATCGGGAGCAAAGAGCGTCATCGCTGCGGTGCAGGCAGGGTCAACGCTCGGTGGTGCCGTCGATGGTGTGGTGGACGTACGCGTCAGCGGCTACGGCACAGTCGAGGACGCCAACACTTGGCAGGCGGAGATCCAGTTTCGCGCGAGAGTGAGCACTGCATGACGCCGCAAGTGAGGGCGTGGGTGGAGCAGATGGTCGAGAAGTACCAGCCCGAGGCGCCAGTGCTGGAGCTGGGATCCCTGAACGTCAATGGCGAGATCCGCGATCTGTTCCCGGAGCCGTACACGGGCATGGACCTCGTAGCCGGCGACGGCGTGGATGAGGTGGACGACATCCTGACCGCGAGGGGCATGAACGGCCAGTACGCGACGGCGGTGACGGTCGAGACGCTGGAACACGTTACCGAGCCGTGGGCGGCCGTGGACAAGCTGGCGCTGGCGCTGGGCGAGGGAGGGCTGCTGTTCGTGGCGGTCCCCTGGTCGTGGACGATGCACAGCCATCCGGTCGATTGTTGGCGGATCCTGCCCGATGGGATGCGCCACCTGTTCGCGCGTTCGGGATTCGAAGCGTTGGAGATCGCCAACGACGACGGGCACACATACGCAGTGGGACGGCGAGAGCCGAGGAGGGAGACTCCGTGGCCTTGATGGAGAAGCCGGTGCGGCTGGAGAGAAGCGTGCGACGCCTCGACGTTGGTGCGGGTGCCAAGTCGGAGGACGGTTGGGAGACGATGGATATCTCCCCGGTGTTCGCCCCCAGCTTTCAGCACGACATCATGCAGATCCCGTGGCCGTTCGAGGACGGCGAGTTCCAGGAGCTTCGCTGCTGGCACGTCCTCGAACATTTGGAGCGCCAGCACCTGATCCCGGTAATGAACGAGATGCACCGGATCCTCAGTCCGGGCGGGTCGCTGGACATAGAGGTGCCAGTATTCCCGTTCTGGCCGGCGATCGCGGACCCCACTCACGTCTCGTTCTTTGTGCCCCAAACTTTCTGGTACTTCACGCACACGGAACACGACGGCATCAGCTTCGCCGACCACCGCGCGTTGTACGGGATCAACACTTGGGATCTGAAGGCGGCTAGGCGCAACGAGATGAGTTCAATGTTCAAGATACTGCTGGTGAAGCCATGAGGGTTCTCGTGCCTTCCTCTTTCCACGTCTCGTCGACGCGCGATGCCTGGTTGAAAATCTGTAAGGGGCTGGCGGCTCAGGGGATCGACGTAAAGCCGTTCGATTTGATGCCGCGCGTCCAGTTGTTCTCGTTCCTTGAGGAGAAGTGCAAACGGTCGAAGCGCGAGATGCCCGCCGGGTGGACGCCGACGACGATGGCCTACGAAGCGATCACCGGCGCCGCGCTGTTCCACGACTGCGATTGGGTGCTCATCGTCTCACCGCAGTACCTCCCGAGCGAGATCCCCGACATGCTGCGGAAGGTCGGCATCAAGACGGCGGCGTACTTCACGGAATGCCCCTACGAGGACACGCTCCACGCGCCGATCACGGCGTCTCACTTCACGGTCAACTTCGTGAGCGATCTCTACTCGGTGGGGCTGTTCAAGTCCTTCGCGGAGCGGGTGGTCTATCTCCCGCATTCGTTCGACCCGGATCTGCATCTCCCGCCTGAGAACGAGGACGAACGGGAGGACAACGTGGTGTTCGTGGGCACCGGCTACTCGACGCGTGTGAAGTTCCTCCGCCAAGTGGACTGGCCGGCGCGCCTGGATCTCTACGGCTGGTGGCCGCGGGAATGGCTCCGCCACGACACGGCGCTGCGGAAGTCCCTGCGCTCTAGGGAGACCACCACGCCCGCCGAGACGGCGGAGATCTATCGCAAGTCGGCGGTATCGTTCGGACTGCACCGGGAGATGCGCTACGTCGGCACCGACGAGTCGATCATGGACGGCGAGGCGTACTCCCTCGGCCCCCGTAACTACGAACTGGCCGCTTGCCGGACTTTCCAGGTGTCCGACTACCGGCCCGAACTCATCGATGTCTTCGGAGATTCCGTCCCCTTGTACGCGACGCCTCAGGAGTTGGGTGCTGTCCTCAAGCGGGCGTTTGACGAGCCCTCCTGGCGTAGCGAGCTGGCATACAAGCAGTGGGAACGCGCTCAGCCCTACTCATGCGAGAAGGTGATGAGCAGAGCAGCCGAGGCGCTAGCGGCTTAGGAGGACAGCATGGCCAACAATAGTATCCAGACAAGGAACGCGAGCTTCTACTGGTCCGGGGGCCGGGTGATCGGGACACGCAACTTCACGATCGCCCTGGATTCGGACTTCGTAGAGGACACCGCTCACGGTTCGACGGTGAAGACGTTCGCCCCGACGTTCGCGAACTTCGCGGCGACGATCACCGGGCTCTACAACACCGGGGCGGCGGCGGCCGGGAACGCGGCGCAGCTCATCGTGGACGCGATAAACGCGGTGTCGGCGGTGTGGTCGATCTACATCGGGAACTCCAACCAGTACTTCTACGGGTCGGGGTACATCTCGGTGGACGAGGTGAGCGCGCCGTATGACGACCTCGCCGCGTTCAACACGTCGGTGCGCTCGATCGGAGCGGTCGGACACTACGCGAAGTAGATGTGATCTCGCACAACCTGTCCGGTGATGCGGCGCAGATCTGGACAGACCGGCAAGTGGGGAACATCTACAAGTGGAACATCAGGGGAGTCGATGGGCACTGGAGCGGTGAGGCGCAGAAGTACCGGCTGGAGGTTGCGGAGCGTGACCTCCGGTTCCGGTTCGTGTTCGGGGAGCTGGAGATCTGGGCTACGGGCCAGTTCCTCTCGGAAGTCGTAGCGGACGGAGCGGTGCATCGGGATTCGATGTGCCGCCTGGAAGGCTCCAGGATATGGATGCAGCAACTCTCTCAGTCAAGCGAATCGGCCTGAGTAACGATCAGTGGGCGAAAGTCCGGCGGACAACGCTGCTGGACATGGCGTTCCTCAGTGAACGGGAGGACGAGCGCGGCAAGCCTCTCTCCGAGGCGCAAATGCTCATCTTCCTGTTGCCGAAGGTGATCACGGAGTGGTCTTTCGGCGACATCAATGAGGACGCGATCGGTGCGCTGCCGGAAATGGACGCGTCGCTGATCTACGGCTACGCCAAGCTCGGCATTGACGACCCAAAAGTATTGAGGGCCTTGCAGAGTTTGGCCGCTGGTACCGATCCAGCGGAGATCATCGAGGCCCTGCGGATCTCGAATGGCGAATCTCCCTCGTCTGCGACACCTTCACGTGCACGCCGTCGCAAGCAATGAGGGAGGACTACGCGCTGTGCATGAGGATCCTTGGCAGACGAAGGGTGGCCTACCTGTACGACATGGAGAGGGCGTCACCGAAGGGACTGGCGCCGGCCGACATGATGTTTCTGGCGCAGCTAGAGGAGATGGCGCCCGACGCAGTGGAGGAAGTGGAGCGCGAGAGTGCAGCGATACGCGAGAGGGTTAGCGGTCGTCTCGGGTAAGGATCGTCCCCCCGAACAGCTCCTTGAAGTCGATCTCCCATTTGGCGATCGCGGGGTTGTAGGTGGCGATGATCGAGAATGGCGAATCCTGACCGGGAAGGATGGGGTTGTAGTCGATCAGCGCTTCGTCGGACGTGATCGGCGTGCCGTCCTCACGGTGGAAGTTCGCCACGGCCACCACGTCCTCGATGGATCGGTTGGAGACGTTCCGCACGAAGCCCTCACAGGTGATGAAGGTTTCGAGCGTGCGGTTGCACTCCGCAGAGATCAGCGCCAGGGCGTAGGGCGGCGGTTCGGGCGTAGCGATGGGGCCGGCCGTGGGGCCTGCGGCCGTCGTCTCCAGGATCGCGGCCAACTCGGTGCGGTTCACGTGCGGCGGCTCGGTCGCTTTGGGGTTCGATTCGGCTTGGGTGCACGCCGAGAGCAAGACGGCCAGCAGGATCAGCCAACGCATGCCAGCAAGCGTAAGCCTGCCTCGATAACGAGTCAAGCGAGAACGTCAAGATGGCCGTAGCTGACCTCCAGATCCAGATTCAGGCGATCAACCGCGCCTCGGCGGAGCTGAAGCGCGTTGCCACGGATCTGGGCGGCGTCCAGCGGGCGGGCGTCACTGCGGGCGCGGGTGCTGCGCGCACCGCTACCAGCTTTCGAGGGTTAAACAGCGTCCTCCTGGCCACCGGAGCGTCATCGACGCAGCTCGGCGGTTCGCTCACCACTGCGACGGCGGCGATGGGCGGTCTAGGGATCGCTGCTGGTGCGGCGGCGGTGGGAGTGGGCCTGCTGGCGGCGGGCGTCGGTCTCTCGATCAAGGCCGCGATCGACTTCGAAAGTGGATTCGCCCGCATCGAGAAGACGGTCGACGGGACAGAGGAGCAGTTCGGAGAGCTGAAGGGTGCGCTCCGCGATATCGCACGCGAGACGGGGATCTCGGTGGGCGAGCTGACGAAGGTTGGCGAGATCGCC